GTGTTATTGATTATAAAGTGACATCTGCTTACAGCGTTATCTATGGCAAACCAGAATGGGAGAAGCAACTCAATGTCTACGCCTACCTCGTTCGCCACGGGAAGGGGGTAGGGGTTAAGGATCTAAATGTCTGTGCTATCATCAGAGATTATACAGCCAGCAAAGCAAAGACCACCAAGGGATACCCTGCCTCACCAATTGTCACAGTTCCCGTGAAAATGTGGAGCGAGGAAGAACAGGATAGATATATCCAACAACGGGTTCAGCTACATAACAATGCTTTAACTCTCGAAGAATTAAACGGAACACTCCCTCTCTGCACTGACGAGGAGCGGTGGGCAAAGCCTACTGTATATGCAGTGCATAAGAAGGGAAGGAAGTCAGCACTTAAACTCTTTAATAAGACTGCTGACGCAGAAGAATTTGCCAGTCAAAGTTCAGATCGAAAGGTGGTCGAGCGCCCTGCCACCTACACTCGATGCGCTGGCGATTATTGCAGGGTTGCACAACATTGTGATCAATGGAGAGGTAACTAACCATGTCACTAACTTTTAACATTGAGACTATTACTCCACGACAAGCAACCAAGTTGCTGGAATCTAACGTGGAGAACAACCGCCCGATTTCTGATCGGCATGTTCAGAGTCTTGCCAGAGATATGAAGGAAGGTAACTGGGCAGAGAACGGAGAGACAATCAAGGTGTGTCCTCAAGGCAGTGTACTTGATGGACAACATAGACTATGGGCGTGTGTAGTTTCTAATCGCCCCTTCACCACCGCTGTCGTGCGCGGCGTGGAGAACTTGGACAATGTAGACCGCAACCGCCCACGCTCACTCGCAAACGCATTACACATGCGTGGCTACGAGAGAGCGCCTAAGTTAGCTATAGCTTTGAACACCTGTTGGCGTTGGGAGAATACTAATTGGCGTTCATATATTGCCAAGCCCACCATCTCAGAAGCCATCCGATTTCTTAATGACAATTTTAATCTAGTGAACGCCGCCATGCGTTACGGCCTGAAGCTGAGAAACATTGACGGTTCTTTAGAACAAACAGCGTTGGTCTTCTGGCGGTTGTCGAAGGTAATCGGAGCGCCGAACACGATGAAACTGTTCGATGATCTGGCATCTAACGAGTGGGTAGACATTAACGATCCCTTGTTTCGCTACTACGAACTTGCAATGAAAGCAAAGGGTATGCCAAGAAAGCCACATAAATTGTTGAGGTTGAACTGGTTGATCCGTGCATTCGATGCAAGGTTAAATGGCGAGAGCCATGCAAGCGGTAGGTTTCTGCGCTGGGATGTATCCAAAAAAATGCGGCTGTTTACTGGTGAAGAGTTAACCAACAACGATAATGCCCAAAGAGATTAAATCCTGTAGACCCAGTGGTGTAGTGCCGCTGGGTTTTCTTTAACATTGACGGAGCAATAGATGATTGCCAAAGAAATAGCAGAGGCTTTTTTTGCAACAGCCTTGGACATATCGAAGAACCCATTGGTGAAGGATGTCGAAAACAAGTTTGCAAATTTCAAGTACGTTCCTATCGATGCGTACTACAATGCTATCCCTAAAATTGCGCTGAAGCACGGCTTGTTCTGGAGATGCAGGGAGCAAGAGGTGATTGCAGAGGGGAAGACTCTCTTCTTCAAATTCTCTTTTGATCTTCTGCATAAGAGCGGCAGTGGTGTTGAAGACTTTGATACGGTAACAATCAATCACCCTGCCCAAGGTCCACAAACTGCTGGGTCTGCACGGAGCTATGCTGAAAAACTTTTTATGAGAACCGCATTCAAGGTGGTGACAGGAGAGAAAGACAGTGAGTTCTTTCACGAGACAGAGCCAGAGGATTTATCTATTCCTGATGGCGAAGGTGCTAACAACGATGACGATAGCCTTAACCTTCAGCAAGCCAAGGACTTGGAAAAGAAACAAAAGAAATCCAAGGACGTAGGTGGAGCAAAGGTTAAGAACCTATCTGAGTTCCGAGATAAATTCCGCGATGATGAGGACAAGTTGTTCAGTCAAACAGATGACGGCATGGTTCTCAAGGAGCCAAATGGTATTGGCGGTTGGGATAACGTCGAAGATATAGTCCATACATTTATGCCAAGGCTTGATGACATTCAGGGCGATGGTAAAAAATTCAAGGACAAGCAGGAATGTGTGAAAGGTATCAATACATTCTTTAAGATTAATCGCTCAATGATTGAGGGAGCTATGACTGAAAAAAGCCCTGAGACTTTCGGCAGAGTCATGGCAATGTTCAAGGCGGCAAAGATTGCTGCCAACGCTGGTAAAGTTTACGATTCAAAATAGGAGAGAGCTAATGCCTAGTCAAAAATTTGGAGCAGGTAATCTGTTCCGCAATCAGAGGGCTGTTGCTTCTCTGCAAATCAACACACAAGATACGGACAACCGCCATCAGTATGCACCAGATTTAACTGGCGACATGGAGATGACAAAGAGTCAACTTCAAGCGCTGGTTGAACTGTTCAAGAGCGGTGACACAGAAGTATCTCAGCGTAGTGCCACCAAGGGTGAGGCAATTGTTAAGGTCTCAATCTGCGGTAAGAAATATCAAGGCAACAAAGCTGGAGACTATCTTGCTGTCTGGCTCGAAGAGAAATGGAAGCCAGAGAAGAAGAAGGAAGAAGTTAAGAGTGACCCTGATGACGACATTCCGTTTTAGATCACAGTCTCATCTTAATAAAGTGAGGGGGAAGCCATGTCTTATATGTGCTTCCCCCCAAACTGTTGCTCACCATCTAATGTTTACCGAACATCCCGCTCTATCCCTTAAAGTTTCTGATCTCAACACCGCGCCTCTATGCTCTCAGCATCATAGAGAGCTACACTTACATGGAAACGAGGAGCAATGGTGGGCCTTACAAGGGGTAGACCCTATGGAATTTGTGAAAGAGGTAACTAAAAATGATCAATAGCCAAACTGCTCAAGATAAATATGAGCAAACTATTAAAGACTGGAAAAGACAGTTCCAACATAAAGAACAGCTTCTCATAAGAGTCTCTGAGGAACAGAAAGAAAAGATATTGGATTACTGCAAACAAAAGCAAATTCCTATGAGTGCCTTCATCAGATGTCTCATAGATATGGCCCTCGCTGAGGTAGAGGGAGAGAACAATGGCTGATATAAAAGAAGTCTCTTATGCCTTTGAAGCAGTGAAGTCTGCACTAAGGCAAACGAAGGATGGCATTAGTATAAGCCTAGTGATCCATCCTAATGACGTACCTAACCCATTGCTCAGTGATCCTGTCGGCTCAAGATATATGGTAGGCATGGCTAGACTGGGTGATGATGACCAACCAGTTGAGTCCGAAGAGCAAAGAGAAGCAAGGCGTGATGTGACTTCTGCTGGTGCGCTGTGTCGTGACACAGACTTCCAGAAATGGCTAATGGATAATGGCTACTGTGATGACATATCAGAAGATGAAGCATCCAAAGCAGTTAGAATGTTGCTTGGGGTAGAGAGTAGGTCTGAAATTAAGATCAACCAAGAAGCCCAACGCAAGTGGCGCATCATGCGTAATCTATTTATTAAACGGTCAATGCTTATGGAGACTGATCTTGGATAAAGACATTAAGGCTGACCTATTACAGGAAGCAAGTGGTCTTGTTACTGGCCCAAGAGCCAAAGACTATGGGGATGCAACAATCAACCACATGAGAATAGCAGACCTGTGGAACGTATGGCTCAACAACAGATCGTGGGCGCATCATGGAGTGGTAACTCCATACGATGTTTCGATGATGATGAGCCTAGTGAAATTTGCCAGATGCCAACAGCAACCCAACCATGATAGTCACGTTGACATAGCTGGGTACTCGGCAGTCTCTGAGGATATATACGAAAAAATTATGGAGGTTGAAAATGACAGGGAAAGTGGGCCGTCCACGCAGAATACTGGGGCCAAGTAAGCCTTGGAACATAATGTTTCCAATCTCCCTGATTGCCAAGATCAACCAACGTGCTGATAAAGATGGCATAAGCCCAGCTTCTCTGGTTCGTAAGGCCACCGAAGAGTATGTAGATCAACCTAATATCATGGGTGACCACGGTAGTGGCTATGAGGCTGGTGTAAGGAGTGCCTTATTCTTCCTGAAAGAGGAAGCCGTAATGCCAAGGTTCCCATCAGGCAAGACATTGGGAGACAGCCTTGCTGATAAGGTATTGGAGAGACTTGGAATGAAATATATTGCAAGAGCTTGGGATGAAAAGGGGGAAGGTGACTAGCCCTCCCCCAGAAACATGAGGTAACTAATGGCCGTGACCATTGATACTAAGATAACAACTGTTGCTAATGTGGTAAACAGATATCTTAACGAACACATAAATTTTTTAGCAATAGATCATAAGCGCCCAGCATCAGCATGGCGGCAGATGAAGCCACATCTAGGATCTGTTCCCATAAATAAACTAACTGGCGCTATCGTTAGCTCTTACATGAGAAAAAGAAATGTTAGTCCCGGCACAATTAACCGGGAACTAGGAGTTCTAAACTCTGCGCTGCGGTGGGCCAATGCCCAAGGATATATTGACCGGCTAATATTTGTTCCCCGTATGCCAGCCACTCCACCTAGACAGAGATGGTTAACTGAGGAAGAGTGTGCCAGCCTTCTATCTGCGGCAAGAGAGTACCCTCATGTGTATGCGTTTGTTGCTATTGCCCTGTTGACTGGGCAAAGAAAGGAAGCAATCCTGTCACTACTTTGGGAACAGGTCAGATGGAACGAAGGACATATTGACTTCAATCAAGATGACGGCCTATCCAACAGAAGAAAAGGAAGGGCCATTGTCCCCATAAGCACGGAGATGGAGCAGCTTCTGCGGAGCATTCAATCGGATAGTTTATATGTTGTTAACAACAATGGGAGAAGGGTTCGGGATTTCCGAAAGACATGGGAAAAGATAGTAAGGAAAGCAGGGCTGGAAGGAGTCACCCCTCATACCATTCGTCACACAGTGGCTACGCAACTCGTGCGAAAGGGAGTCCCAATAATAGAGGTGGCAAAACTTCTAGGCCACAAGGACAGCAGGGTAACAGAGAAAGTCTACGCGAAGTTTGCTCCAGATTATCTGAAGAATGTAGTAGACAATTTATCTATAGCGGCCTGATTGATGCGATCCCATTACTATTTATCGCTGGGATCATGGTGATGGGAGCTTGTCTCTCCGCTACAGCAATCCCAGACTGACCTGTGGCATCGAGTACATTCATAGTGTCCATGAATCTGTTGAACCCGTGTAGTAGAGCCGCACCACGGGCAGACATGCCATCCATCGGGATCAAAAGAATGTTTTTTCCCATCTTTTATGCCGGAGGTAGGGGATGAAGACATAGGGAAAGAACCTGCTCATTGTAATAATGAATCTATTAAGAAACATTAGTGGCTTTGACATGGGCTTGGCTACGTCTAGGAAGAGGACAGCCCTCAACTTGTCAGTGTTGTTGGTGGCTGTATGCCCGTATGTGTCATCGAACAGGATGCACTTCCCCTCCTCCCAGTAGCTTCTCTCCCCCCCTACATCTATATAACACTTCCTTGGATCTGGAATATCCAGACCCAGATGAAGCCTGAGAACCCCTGAATACGGGCCAACGTGAGGGTTCAATCTCTTGCGTGGACCTAGCACAGAAACATATGCGGAAATAATGTAAGCATGCTTACTAATTATTCTCGTGGTGACAGGCATCTCCCTACAGTTCCTACGGAACCACAGACCTGCACCCTTGAGGAAGTACAGCTTCCACTTATCATCATCGGATATGTATTTCTGGTGTGGAGATATAGTCTGGAACGGAGCCAGATCATCGTACCTCTTTATAATTTTTTTATATTCATCCCGTATCAGATGGAAGTTCTCTTCCAGATCGGTGGTGATAGGGATGGACTTGGGATCATAGAACTTTTTTACCCCTAGCTTGTTCCCATTGCGGAACCAGCGTTGCACAAACCTCTCTATAATCTGCACTTCTTATACCACTACTCACAAAGCTCTTCATAAACAGCGTTGTAATGGTCTGCCCATTCTAAAGTACGAACAGGGAAGTGAACATCTACCAAATAAAAGAAGGGACCGGGGAGGCTGGAGCAAGGAATATATTTAACTGTCGGAGGGGGTGCGCTTATACTTGTCACGCAACCGCTTGCTATCAACATTATCAACAGCACGCTTGGCACGATCAATAGCTTTGTAAGCATCAACTAATCCTTTATTAACTGCTTTAGCTTCCCCGGCCTTCATCAATTGATGGTTCTTGGCCCACTCCGACAGAGTACCAGCCAGCTTTAGCAGACTCTTTACAATGCTAAATACATTAAACATTGATCATTCAATCTTCACCCGTCGTCTGCGTTACGATTCTTCAGTACATTGCCAGCAACTGTATTCAGGATCTTTAAAATCCATCCTACAATCCTGTCATCAGAAGTCGATTTAGTGAGTGCGGTTACGGCTGTCGCTGCAACCATCACACTGGTCACGGCATGAAGCCACGCCGGAAGACCATCAAAGAAATTTAATACTATATCCATTAGTTATCACCAACGTAATTATTGCCAAGCCTCATCATATCAGCAATTCGTCCTGCTCTCTGACCGACTTGTGTAGCCCATCTAGAGTCCAATAACTCATCACTGACCTGAGACCATGTAACCCTACCTTCGATTGCTTCTTCTATCAACCCAATGGTTTTCTTAAATGTTTTCAATCGGTTAAGCCCAAGATTAAAATGTAGATCAACGATAGCCATCTGTCTTGTGTCGTCCAGTAGGTGGAACCAATTAAATGCACGCTGTAATTCATTGATAGATATTTCTATATCACTAGATAAAAGAAAGCGTGCCTCCTCTTCAGTGATCCCCCTGTCTTCTAAATTTCTTCCTACTCCAATTGTCCATTTATTTGCTGGGCATTTATATAACTCTAGCTTCATACCTTCGTGACGTATCAATTGATCAGTCAACTTTTGTATGTCCATTATTCCCTCCTGAGAATTTCAGCCCTTCTGTCTGTAATGCTAGAAACAATTTCATTAGATAGCTTATCGATATCCATTAACATTTCTTTCTTGCGCTCACTGCTCATGCCACGGTCACTCTGTACTTGACGGCGGAATTTACGCAAGCCATCAAGTTGTTCCTTGATATCAGAGATAGCGTCCTTATAGATAGCAAGGTTCTTTCTTGACCTAAGATACCCAGTAGCTTTGCTTGGGTCAGTTTCAGACAGAGTTTTAAGAGTGTTGTTGAATATATCCAGTTCATTATAAAGCTCATGGAAAGCCTGTACTGGGCCACGACCTTGCTGTTCCTGAAGGAACCGTGCCATAGGCGGCTGTTGATCAAGCCTTCTGTCTGCCCTGTCTGGAATATTAGCAGCGTTCCTCATCGTAGAGTCAGCGGCCATCAAAATATAACTGCCAATAGTGCCAGTATAACCACGGACCATATGGTCTATCTTCTCGGCATCCCACCTTACCCTCATCTTTTCATTCAATGCCTCGGATAAAGCCAGAGATAAGGGAGATACATACTCTGGGTCAGCTAACCATGACTCATTCCTATCGCCCCAGTATGTAACAATAGGTCTACTGGCATACCAGTTATGGTTAGTCATGCCCTCAAGGATTGGCTGAAACCATTGAGGGAACGACACATTAAATGTAGTGGTAAGGTGACGAAGGGCAGACTCTTTTGTTTGGTTCATATCAGTCTCTTCGTCTATCACCCGCATAATTCTTTCAGGAATAACCTTAAACAGGACACCTACCTCAAATGGTATAGGTATCCTGTAAGCTGGAGTCTCTGGCCCAACATCCATACCAAACCATGTAGGTGGGATGATCCAATAATTATCCTTAATATATTCTGGAGCATTGTGATACCACGGGTTCTCATCTTCATCTCCCGTAGCCATTTTATAAGCTATGGTTAGAGCTACAATCTGAGCAGCCCTGAAGTAGAACCTTCTTCTTCTGGTGGCAGCGTCCATGCGAGGAGTCATCTTACCTGTAGAGCCACGATACAGAACGTCCAATCCTTGGATGCGTGCGTTTAAGAATGGAACCACTGCGGTAAGATACCTGATAGCAGAACTAGCGCCCTTCCTACTAAAGTTAATTACTTCAAGGGCTTCTATAATAGCTGCTGTTTCATCGCCCGTTTCTTTTAACACACGCTCATACACAGCAATACGAGTAGCCGTATCTGACGCGCCACTAAGTCTGTTAGCGTACTCCCACATAGATCGTATCGGATATCTATGAGGAGACTTCATCCTCATATGTTTCCTGAATGCCTTGATTGCATTCTTGGGATCGCCTTTGAAATCATAACCGCCCACCGCTCCACTTGCTTCCAATGCTGCGGAACTGGAGGAGTTTAAAAGAGCCTGACCATATCCCTTTAATGTGCCTATCACATTTGGCCCTATAACAGCCGACCCCACTCCAGAGGTTGTCCACGCACTGAAGGTATCACGAAGCATATTCGCTGCCATAAACGCTGGGTCTTTTGTTACTAACTCTCTCAGCAGAGTGGCTGGAGCGGCCTGTAATCCAAGGGCTGGCATACTCACATCATCAGTAATCATAAGTGAGTCCAGCATTAAGCTGTCCTGTACCTCATACCACCAAGTTTCTCCGTTTACCCTGACCCCAACCAAAGATGGATGAGGGTTTCCACCCGGAGGCTCGTCACTTTTGGTAGGCTCAGATGCCAGACCAAGCTCTCTTAAATCCCTGATGCCACGACTGACCAGCATATTCTGAAGGGATGATGTGACTGCGGCATCCAGATTACGGAGTATATTATTAAGTGGATCAGCTATACGTTGATTATCAGCAGCAATCCTTATCTGTGCGTCAGGGTTTCGAGCGCGAAGCTGCTCAACCCTACTGAATAACTCTTTATCCTTGGAAGTAAATCTTCTATGGTCAGATACATTGTTAACCATAATCCAGTATACAGGCTTGCCACCTTTCAACTCTCTTGGAGTTTTCGTATTATAGAAACTATGAAGAACCCTGTTGTTAGGATCTTTCATACTCCTATACATGACATCTCTTGTCGCCACACCTTCTGGGCTTACCTGTTCATAGATGACACCAGCGTCATCGAATAACTCACGATAGAAGGGAAGGTAATCTGCATTGGCCTTCCATAGTGTAGCCGCCTCATCACTGATAACACTACTGTCACGCATGATGTTGACCACTGCGTTGTTCCATAGCTGGTACTTACGGTACGCCTTGTCAATCTCAGGGTTTGTATCACCAGCACGGAGACCTATCTCTATATCCTCATCTGTAAATGTTTTCTCACGGCCCTCTGCCATAAGTCTTTGCGCTCTTCTGGCAGCAGCATACAGGAAGAACTCTCCCCACAATTGCTGCTTATCTATCTCGGCCAGAATATCTACAAGACCAGCAAGCTCAGATGGGTCTTGAATACGCACCTCTTCTCCTGTTACTGGATCTGTATAGGCTGTGTCTTCAACCATCCTGTCATAAGCAGCCTTGTATGCTGCCGCCACTTGCGGATCGCTATGGTTAATAAGGCCATCATGCAGAGCATATATCCTGCCACGGTCTCTGATAAGAAATCCTTTTGTAATGCCAGCGGCAGTTATCCCTGACTTTCTTGTAAGAAGTCCAGCAGCAGATGACGTAGCTGAATCAAGTGCTATGTCAGCATCAATGCCAAGTTCCTTGCGGAGCTTTATCTTCTGTCTTTCTCTGGCAATGAAGCCTGCAAACTTATCAACTATTTTCTGTCTAAACTTTGTTCCGAATGTATGGTCAGCAGGATCAGTGGCCCGGAACATGGAAAAGATTTTTTCCCAGAAAGTTTGGTCACCACCCGTATTCATAACCCTCTCTGCGGCTTCCCGCATATCAGGTTCCATACGGTCAAGACCCCTATCAATAGAGTATCTTTTTTTAATAGCTGGGCTTAATGTCAATTTCTCTTTGAACAATGGGGGCTTATCAGAGGCTGCTTTAACAGCGTCCTGAATACCACGCTGCTTGGCCAGACGTATCTTCTTCTGCATGTAGTCAGACATCGGCCTGTCTGTACCTATATTAGTAGCAGGCATAGGAACAGGATCAATCGACTTCCCATTCGATGGGCCATTCCATCCAGTGATTAAATGGAAGCCGTGCATTCCCACAAGGTCTGGCCTCCTTACTTCCATGCGAGGATAGGCACTGAATGGGATACGGTTGAATACAAATACAGAAGGATACCCAAGTTCAGGGTTATCCCACTCCATTCTAACCGCATCAAATCCATAAGAAGTTCCGCTTGGTTCTATAACAAACCCTGCCGCTTCAGGATTATTACGGTTAGGCCAGTACGATTCCATTGCAGCTTCCAGCAATTCCGCTACTGATT